AGTGCAACTGCTACACGTGTTCCGCCTAAATTACTGTTCATCAAATATGCAGGATCTGTTGATACTACGCCAAATACATCTGGGCAAAATGCTGTTGTTGTCTGTGTTACTTCTGCTTCGCCACCAATCTTTAGTACTGTGCCTGGCTCATACTCTGCATCGCTGCTATAATATTCTGCAAGGTCAGCATACTGTGCGCTTGTTGCAGTACCATGGAATTTATAATCTGCGGTAGGATTTAAATTAATTCCGCGACCGATTGGAGACGTAGATGATGACACATTAAAAAATGTAGTATAGACATCGTATGGTAAACTGTCCTGATCACTTCTAATATCAAAAGAGTCGTTAGATGCAAGAGAAATAATATTATTATTGTCGTCAGCAATAATTGTTACATAGTGGTCGTTATTACCAGTGTCTTTAATAGTTAGAGGAATAACTGATCCGAGTCTCATATCTCGCCACTGGCCGCCATCTGTTGGTTTTTTATCAAAATAATAAAATTTTTCTTCTGCGGTATTATAGTAAATTTGTCCACGGATAGATTTAGCTGAATCTGGATTTGATTCTTTTGCGAAGTTCTCTGTTATATGATACAAATTTTCAGCCATGATTTCACCATAGCCATACCAGTTTTTACCAACCAGTGTCAGATGACTTTCTTTGTTTAGGGTAGCATCTTGAACTAGCAGTGCAGTGTCTTGATTAAAACTGTTTACTCTGTACGCCATATTAGTTTCCTGCCCTTATTCTTATTGTATAAACAATTTGTATTCTACGGTTAGCGCTCTTCTCGATAGGATGGAAGATTAGATGTGTTAAATACAGGCCTGCCTCTGTAGCTATAGCAATCTCATCAAATATGAAGTCTGTAACGCCATCACCAGATGATGTATCAGTTAGTGCTTGACCAGCTGGTTCATTCCAATCTAGTGTTGCTGTTAATACAATGTCTGTATAGTTATTTGATGCATATGGTACAACTGTTATACTATTTTCAGGATCAACAGTATTAACAGATTTTTCGTATGTTTTATTATACATTCCACCCGACTCACCACTAACTAACGGAGATCTATATGACACAAGTCCGACACCGTCAATAAATGTGCCACCATTTCCGTAATCAAGTCGTGTTATAAAGTAAGCATTACTACCATCGTATTGATTTGCCAACAAATGTGCAATTGCAACAGTCATGTTTTCAAAGTTGATAGCATTATGCTTATCAAGCAATACTTCACCAGAATCTGGGTCTTTGATAATTACATGTCCATCAATACTAAGTAATGAATTATCGTTAAAAGTGTTTTTCATTTCATAAATCTCCGCTAATGTATTTAGCTATTTTTAAAATACTAGTTAATGCCCGCATCATACCAGTACCCCTTTAGATGTGTTTTTAAGTCTAATTGATTCAAGGTTTACTGCGTTATTACTTAGTATACTCTCTTCTGAGAATACATCGTAACCAGGATATGTTTTATAGTATCCATCATCGTAGAACCAGTCTGATTGGAATGCCGCATTGCTGCTTATTTGCATATCAGTGATATCTATAATTTGTGTTCCGCCAACATGTGATCTAGCTAATGTATTTCCAATGCCGCGCTTTACACCATATAGGGTGCCGCTGTCGTTTTGCATATACTGTATAACTTCACCATTGATATATGCGTATCCGCCAAGTGCGTTAAATGCGGCGCCGTTACTTAAAACAATAACATCGTCATCCTGTGTGACATCACCCACTATAGTAGTAGCATTGGATTCTGTCAAACTATAACTTGCGGTGCTGGCTAAATTATTCTTAATGTAAACGTATGTTCTAGTATCGTTGTCATCGGTTGATCCTGATACATTGGTTACAACGTTAATAGCTAAGTTTTCTGTCAGAACTAATTCTACTAGATTACGTCTTTCAATTCCTAATGTGTCATTCCAGTTATATGCTGCGTCGAATGCCTCTCCAAAATTCATTTCTAATGCTGTCACATCTTCAATGAAAGTGTCATCCGGCTCTACTGTAAATAAATGATCGTTTTCATTGAATAGACCTTCATCTGGTTCTTCAGTAAATATGCCACCCAGATATGTAGTCCCTTTAGTCTGATATACACCATCCAATAGATCAAATTTTATATCTATACTCTTGTTACCTGAATTTAGTTCTTCAATAGTTAGTGACACTTCTTCTGTTGCAGTGTGTTTATCAAATATAGTTCTAATCTTTGTATGGAAAGGTTTAACACTATTAACAAATCCTTCTATTTCAGAAACATGTGACTTTGTATATTTCTTAACATCGCTTGAAAGTCTTGATTCAATATCAAGTCTTACATATGTTGTTTTATAGAACCAATCAATTTGATTATGCAGACTTGCTGTGTATTTTATCATTGCAAAGAATAACTCATTAAAATTGTCTATATATCGTTCAATAAACAAATCTTCACGACATGCTTTGAGAATATAACCCATCATAAATCCAGGATCAAAGTCCCAGACTCCTTCCCAAGTAAATATGTCCCATGAATAAACATTATTCTTGTTATGTACTAGATCATTAAATTCAACCGTTGCGTTTTTCTTTTCAACCAGAACCCAATTACCAAATAGGTATTCGTAAATTTCATCTCGTTCCAATCCTGTACTATCGTAAGGAACACGTAGTAGAACAACTCTATGATTTGCTGGATCTATGCTATCCAGACTAGCTGGGCTAGTAATTTCAATACTTGGTTGCGCATCATCTGATCTTTGTTTTGAAATATAGCTTGTCCAATTCCAAGTGTTAACCATCTGGAAGCCTGGATTTATATTCCATTCTGCATTGTTGGTAGATTCATCAAAACTTGTGCATGTATAGAAGGTATCTGTGTCAGTATTATAGAATGTCGCACCTATATACGGCCAGTCAATTATCCCCACATCGTCAATTGATGTCCCATAAACAGTATCATCATTAAAGAAATATAAAGTTTTTGTTATATTTCTATGCCATTTCCCAGACAGATCATCCAGAAGATTTTCATTCTTTAATAGACGGTTAATAACTTTTATTGCTTCTCGTCTTGCATGCCATGGATCTTTAAACCAACCTTGCGCAAACGTATCGCCATTTGATGTTATCTTTCTGTTATCTCCGTAACGATTAAATCTGTGAATGTCAAGATCTGGTAGAGGATATCCAGTTACACGCTGTGTTCCCTGCAGGTTATCGTTCAGACCAATATACCAATAATCAGGAATCAAGTCTGATCCTTCTGTTAGTGTAATCCAACTCTGGTGTGATGGCTTGGATGATTTAAATGATATTTGCAATATACTGTTTATATCATTGACACTGTTTTTTATATTTGCCAATATGAGTTGTGATGATCCAATTGGTGCAAACCATGATATTCCATTGGCTGTTGGATTGCTTATTATACTTGCCATCTGACTTGTTGACAACTTTCTATTATTTCCTGATACTGTAGTTTTATCTTTTACCCAGAAATAATATACGTCATCATATCTAGCATATTTCTCATTCCATTCTTGAATTAATGAATAGTAATAATAGTATTCGTCGCTTGCTGCATTGAACACACTATAAGCTACCCCAGATGCTTCTACACCGTATTGTTCTGATTGAGATTTTACTACGTTTTCCCACTCATCTGGTGGAACACTACTCTTTGTCCATTCGTAAATATCTATAGATGATCCTGGGAATTGTTCCCCCCACATATCTACTTTATAATCTATATCACCCTGTTCATAGTCGTAGTATCTTACCTTACTTGTATCCCACCAAGTTTTTCCTACCTCATCATCGCCCCACGCACCGCGCTGTGTTGTTACATAATCTGCGTCATTTGACATATTATATGTTGCTAGGTCTACAGTTGATTTCTTGTTTATTTCTCTATCAGCAACCCCTGGTACGTATCCCTTAATCGGATCAAACAATTCTAACTCTATTCCTATCTCTTGAATGTCTCCATTGTAGATAAGAACAGATTCGATTTGATCACTATCTATTCTGTCAGAATTTTCAAATACTAATTCAAATGTAGATCCGTTATATTCATATACTTTATTGGTTGTATTATTCTCAGTAACCCATGCTTTGTCACCAACTTGCCAGTTGTAGAAGGATGGCATACTTAGTGTAGATTGTAGACCTGTGAATGTATTAAAGCGAAGTGATCTCAATACCATTACACTCTGGCAGTTACCCGAAGTTTCGATAAATTTATCTATATAGAATGTAGCTTTGTCAGTTGCGCTCACACGTGTTACACGATGTATACCATCAATATTTGGCTGTGTATTTGAATTTAAAACCAGCACATAGTCACCAACTCTCATCGAGTCTATATTTCTTATTTGATCATCATCAGTGTACAGTGTTAGTGCTGCATCGTTACCGTCGTCTGTTTCGTTTGCTGCATCAATTGTAGCCCACATGCGGAATACTTGCGGTTGTAATACATTCCATCCAAAGAATTTAGAAGTAACGCCGTTTGTTGATGTTTTCTCTAAGCCCGCATCATTTGCTAGCCAGACACTAAATCTTGCTGCATCATCAACGTTTACTGGAGATCCTCCCCACTGAGAAGTTACAAATTCATTATCAACAAAGCCAATATCAGCATAGTAAACTCCTGTTGGAAGTGTGGCTTGTGAATTGAATTCTCTGTTTCCTAAATCCAGAACTTCATTTGTGCTGCTTATCTGTATTCTTCCGGATATCGCAGATGCTGTTACTCCAGGTATACTGGCATCATTAATATATTGAATTACGTCATTGATGCTAGACGTAATACCCGTTTCAGAATAAGCACCAACAATTGTAGACGTTGGCAATCCAAGTGGCGATTGTGCTGGACCGCTTATCTCTAGTGTAGTGTTAACAGTCCAATTGGTATTAGAAAACTTTATTATTTCAAGCCTATTATCAACTGTTTTACTAAATGCATAACCAGTGGTGTTAACTTGGTCTATAGCAGCAAGTATGTCGTCAATGTCCATCGTTGTAGTGTTTATTGAATCTATTCGTGTAGTTGGCGGAGTTGACCCTGCACTTAATCCGAACTGTGTTAGTCCAGTGCCACTTAAAACAAGATTACTATTGATATCACCCGCAACGTCTTTAACTATTGCTAGTTTTGTAGCATCACTAACATGGTTTTGACAGAAAACATTTCCCAACGTATTGCTGTTTATTGCGTCTTTTAACTGTGCCTTATTCATACTATAGCTGGTTGGATTTATTGTTAATAAGCTAACTACAATTGCTTCGCCGCCCACAAACGTTGGATTAGTAAACGTTATATCCTGTCCAACCACTGTCCAGTCAGCAGGAGTATTGTATGTTACAGAGTCTACTTCTATAGCGGTTATATTATGTGTCGTTAAATTGGTTGTAAGTGTATAAACTTGTTGCGCTGCTACACCTGTAAGATTTTCAGATGAATTAGTGTATGCTGCTGTACCAAAGTCTTGAAGGTTAATTGTTTCACCATTAATAATGATTGTCTCACCAGTTACATCAGAGCTAGACGGATTTGAAACTGTAGTTACATATGGATTACCGTCGTAAATGGCAGTATCATCTACAACTGTTACGTTTATATATTTTTCCAATGGTATTTCTATAGTATCGTTTGATGCTGGTCCTGTTGCAACATACAACGTTGTTGGCGATGTAATGGTTGGGTTAGGATCGCCTTCTACTGTTATAGCTGGCCAAGTAATACCTGTTTTATCAAACCAAATTTTTACACCGTCTATTTCAGCTGAAGGTGTGTTGGGATCATCAATTTCATTTCTGTGTGTGAATTGTGTATTAGTAACAACTTCTGTTCCAGTAAACACCAGTGGTGATAACTGGTCTATGTATGAAATATTTTCACTGGCTTCCCATAAGTTTCCTTTATAACGTACAGTATCGCCCAGTCTATAAGATTTTCTTGGGCTCCATGTAGGAATATTGGCATAAACTGAATCACTATTGTATAGGTTTGGTAATTCTTCAACTTTAAATGCTGTATAGTCAGCATCGCCTTTCTGTAGATTTCCTGCTACTGGCAAGGATAGTTTTACTTCATCCTGTGATCGTACTCTGAATTCCTGATCTGATTGTCTGTTTATAAAGACAATACTAGGATCCTCGAAATTAATAACCACTGGATCATTAACAAACATACCTGTGTTTAATTCTATCTCAGTAGCATTTTCACGTACTGTATCTCCATAACTACTGTGTTTAAACATCCATTCTTCATTGACGTTTATACGCCCTCTGCCGCCGTGGATTAAGTCTGATATATTCATAATACCTAGGACACCATTAGAACCTTTTCTTCTAATCAATCCTTGATATAGTTTTGAAGATGTATTTGATGCCAAGTTTAAATTATTAATCCAGTCTTTAAGTGTATTTCCCACTGTTAATAATTCAGCTGCCTCATAATCTTTATTAAATTTTGTGACGTTAAGATTATAAATGTCACTAATGTCAGAAACCGCAGTGTCATAGTTTTGTATAATAGTATTGTTTTTAATTAAATATCCTGGCGCTGATTTTACGCCAGCCCAATCTCTGGTACGCTGCCCAGAAATTTTTAAACGCTGTTGTCTGTGATTTACTACATCATCGTAAATTATTTCATTAAACTGTGTGGTATTTTTAAAGATTATTGCATGATCATATTCAATCACAGCGGTTGCAACACATGCAATTTTGTCCGCATTTTTACTTGAAACTGATCTAATGTCTTGAATATCACTGTATTGTGTACTTGTAGATGACTGGTACGTATATGTGACAATTGATTCGCTTGGTTCACTTAGATCTACAGGATAACCTCTTGGGTGTATCTGTATAGAATTGTCTGTTCTTGTGATACATAAATCACTGTAGTTAATTTCTACTAATTCGCCATTTTCGTTATAAGCGAGTATACTATTAACTCCGCCTGGCATACTTCCATATTCCGCGGCAACGCCGCCTGTTGCCACAAAAGAAACGCTGGTTCCAATGGCTACTGTATATTTTTCATTTATATCTGTCGTTGATGCCCATGTTGCAAAGTCAATCGCTTTTGCCTCATATGAATCTACAAAGACATACCCAACACTTTCCAAATATGAATAATATCCTCTAATAAAATTATAAACATCCTGAATTCTGGCAAGTTTTGAATTGAACTCGATTATCGAGACACTGCTACTAAATGTTTTGTACTTTTTAACAACAAAGCTATTGTTTACAGTAACAGGAACAAAATCATTTGAACTGATTGGTGCTGGTTCAAAAAACTTGAATTGTTGTTTGGTCGGGCTTATACCAGAAATATTATAACCACTATCAGTTTTAGTAATATAAATCTCGCTAGCAATATATAAATCTTTAGGAGAACTTTCATTCATAACAATGTTAAAATCGGAGTTAGACAGAACATGTTTACCAGCTGCGCCAGACTCTGTTTCTACCTTAATTAGGTCACTTCTTGTAAAACCTGCAATATCCTGTAATAGTCTTGTATCTAAACCACGGTAAATATTACCAAGTTGGATTGGGTTACTGAGTTTTTCTCTTTTAATCGAATTCTGCTGTAGGTGGTTAATTCCCATAGTCCAATTAGAAGATGTGACCATATTAAATTCTAATTCTGCTGTTGGCGACATGCCGCCGGATGGAACATATCCTTCAGGAAACAAAAACTGATATGCAGGATTAGAATCGTATCCATAGCCACGTCCTGTTAAGTTAACGGCTACTATTTTTCCATCTGTGTCTATGTCTAACGTAGCAGTTGCAGAAGTGTCTGGGGTCCCGCCAACAAACAATATTTCTGTTCCGGATGGAAATCCGCTGTCTGATCTATTAATAATAACGGTTCCCACCATTTTACCATCGGAATCGTCGTGATATCTCATGTCAAGATTTGATATAAAGAGTCCAGATTCTTTGTCAATTATCATATCAGAATTTGGCATTCTAATATACTGGCCAACTTTAAAGAAATCAGTCCAGGCTTTTGCAGGTAACAATTTAATAACGGCATCCAGGTGAGCAGCTTGTCCAAGAACAGAACTTCTCCAGATAAATTCAATTGGCGACCAATCACCAAATACAAATTCATCTAGCTTACTATCGCCAGGATCTCCTAAAATTAAATCAGGACTTACTAAATCTCTGTTTGTGTCTACTGGGCATTTTGTATCAAAATCCCAGTAATATCTTGCATAATAAAGATCCTGTACTATTTGTTCGTCTGGACGGCTCACAATGCCATATTTCAGTGACTTGATTAGCCTGTCTCTTTTGATTGGATCTGTCCAGCTATAGAATTCACCCCACCATGAAGGTTGGTTTCTAAATCCAAGCATATGCCATGGTGTTAAATGTGGAGTGGATGTACCAAACAATGTCACATATGCACCGCGCCAATTCCCAGGTAGTGATGAATTTAGATGCCCTTGTTCATCAAGAGCAATGCTTGAATAATTCCAGGTCCATGCATCGTTTTCATCTCTGTAAACATGAATAGCATCATTTAAATCAGTGTAATTTGATTTATTAAACCAAAGATCAAAATAACGTTTAATATAACCGTCAACATCATTACGAGAATACCATTGTCCTCTGTGTTGTGATGAGAAGTATTTTAATGGGCTATATGTGGCTCTATAACTTGTTTTCTTGATACCAGTGTATATCTTTGTTTCTAAATCATAAAGTGCAGCTAATAGAGGATTGAACTCCTCTGCAGAAACTTTAAATATTTCAGTACCCCCAGGCACTTCTATTTCCTCACCGTCGTGACAGATAATTTTATTTCCCATCAGACGTGGTCTATATAGGTATGAAAGTCCTAGTTTTGTCATGCTGGCTGGAATATAGCTTTTCTCATCCATGTCATGATAATATATCTTTATTTTAATATCTTCACCATTGGTGAAAGGATTCAATACCAGCTCACTACTAATGTTTATTACTGATCCGTTAATCTCATAATCAATATTATATTGAAGCATTTCTTCAACAGGTATATTATCAGAATCGCGATTGTGGACAACATAGATGTAAATATGATCTTGTTTGTGTTCGTCAATATTGAAGTGTACGTTTGCGGATCTATACGTATCTCCAGGAACATATACGTATTCTCTATAATGACTCTTGTGTGGGAAATACATATTGGAGTCTGCGTGAAGATTATTATTATCTGATACTTTGATAATATTATTGCACACATCGTCAACTAGTTTACTTACTGACTCTATGTTATTTTTAATAGCAATTCGTTTAACCTGATTTATAAAACGTTTCTTAAAGGAATACCAATCAGCTGCTTGATTTTCTATAGCAGTTGAAATGTTTAATTCATTACTTGAAAAGGCATAGTCATGCATAATACTAATATCTTCATGCATGAATATTTCACCACCATATGCGTTATTTTGTAGTGATAGATGATAATTGTTTTCTCCATATGTCTGGCCCGTAAAACCAGGTGTAAAACGTATTAAACTTTCCCAGTGTTCATGCGTATCGCTAATAGTAAATTCTCTGAGTGGAAGATTATTACTATTATGGTTATGAATTTCTGGAAGCTCAGTATTGCCAGTATTTGTATTGCTGTTACTATAGTATTCTAAATCAATAATATTTTTACCATCGACTAATTGAGCAGACGGTATAACTATTGAATTAGAACTAATTGAATACGCACTTACATCTAAATGTACACCATTGACGTAAAGGTGGTGATAGAAATCTTCAGTATTAGGAACAACTGTTATAATGCCTCTGTTGTTAATATCTACAGTTCCATAAAGGATGTTCAGACTGATAAATGATTCAGGTACCTGGAGATATATGTACGGACCATCTCTTACTACTGTAACTTCGTAGCCAGGTATTGTTTCAATATCATTACCAGTGTCTACATCCCAAAACTTTAGTTCTTCATCTGGCAGTAAATTATGGAATGTATATGTCTTACCGCCGCCCAAAGTGATGTTTGTTTGATTAGTTCTAGATCTATTATAACTGCCCTCTGTTAAAATTTCGCTGGTTGAAATTTTTCCATTTAAATTAAAAACAAGGTATTCTTTATTAACGCTCCAATTATCAGTACCGTAAGGAATAACAACATCTGAACCTGAATCTGCAATTACCTGAACATGCTCTTTAGCACCTAAAGAAAATGCTGAAGGGAAATATGATGAATAAAAATTGTTTCCTATTTTAAAGAAATAGTATCCTTTGATTTCTTTTTCAACGTTGCTTGATGCCTCTTGATAAGTGTGTCTCTCGTTTATTATATTGTTTTCATATAATATTTCACTTTTTAGACCAGCATCTTTATACGCGAGCGGAAAACCCAATTCGCTGTCAATTATTGAACTGTTACTGGATTTATAAGAAAAGATCTTACTGCCTGTAAAAGTTGAACTGTCGAAATCGTCTAGCCATACGTTATTTTTGTCCGCTAGCTTAAACATTGGCGCAGTATTTGGTGCTAGTTTTACTTGAGATATCTGGAAACGATAATCCTGATCTACATAAAGATCTCGCTGGTTATACGTGCCACCAGATGCATAATCGTTTATTACTGTAAATGTATTGTTAGGGGATAGATTTTCATAAAGTTCTACTTGGCCGGATCTTTTAATTAAGAATATTCCAAATTCACCTGAATATGAATCCAATTGATATGCGACTAAACTGTCTACCTTAACGTATTCACCATTAATTTCAACTGTGTCTCCAATGACAGTAGTATACTGCGCATTACCACCTCCAAGAGAACCAGAGTCTGGCAAATGATTGACTCCTAGAAGATAATTAACCTTGCCCTTGTAATGGGTTAATTTTGGCTCATCTCTTGTTACAGAAGAAACATATGCGTTGTCCATCATAACTATAAATGGATTAAATTCAATGATTGGGCGTTTAGCTTGGTTTTCTGTCTTTAAGACTGACTTGATATCAAATGAGCTATTCAATTCTAGAATGTATGATAATGTCTCTCTATGAACCCAATAGTTTGCACGTGACCATGCAGACGAAATTTCGTCAGAATTATTAATAACTATATAATCCTTTTTATTATTAACAGAAAACTCTCCAGATATTTTGTCTGTATGTGGTACTACGCTAGTATAGACTTCTAACTCCAGATCGTATGTCTCTGAAATATCAGTAACTGAAATTGTCGTTGTTAAAATTTTAAAACGTATATTTTTTCCAACACCGGTTACCAGATATACATTATTAATAATGTCTACTGGCCATCTGCTACCAACAAATTTTACGATCATACCATTATGTAATGTTATTGGACCGTCAGTTGTTGTAAATGATGCGAATGGTCTGCCAGCGTATACAACAGTAGGATCCAGAATTTCTGGAGCACTATTATCAATTATTTCAATTATTGGCAATATAGGAGCCCAGAAATACTGACTGTAATTTAAGAACTTATCAATATTGATGGGTGGAGCAAAAACATATGCTTGACTATTATATGCGCCATTGAGAGAATAGTTTTCAAAATTGTAATTGATATTATTAAGGATATCATTGCCTGATATATGGTCTACCACAACGTCATTAAATTCAGAGACAATTGCTGCGCTTAGTTGATTTTCGTATCCAGTGTTAATATATACATCGTCGTATTTGTCCAGTACTTCTCCAGTATATTTTCCTACAAAGCCATGAATATCTTCAAGATCTCCTTTTGAAACCATCCGATTTAGTGTAGCGTCTAACCATTTACGATTTAGCGGAGTTCTAAAAGTCTTAGGTAAGAATTCAGATGTATCAATGTTTACTACTGGTCGTCGACCTGCTCTAGTTTTGTTTACCGCTTTTTCGTTATTATCTGATTTAAAATCTGACATATTCTTATCCTATTGCTCTAATATTTTCTTTTGTGATTGAACTTATAATTTCTATATCACTTAGTGATACGTCTGGTATAAACAGCTCATCACTCATTGGTGTGATCTGGAACAATGTTCCAAACACACTGTTTTGATCGTCTGGCACAATAACAAAACTACTTACAATATTGGTCATATTCTTATGGATGTATGATGCTAATTCAGTAAAATAAAATGTTTCTCCAAAATCCCAATTTCGTGTATCAAAAAAATCGTATACTAATTTTAGTATCATTGATTTAATATCACTGTCAGTATACTTTGTTCCGGCTACCTTTATAACTTTAAATTTTGCCCGTAAATCATATGATGCTTTATTACCAAACAATACCTTATACTTAACCGGTCTATAAATTACGGAATCACTGATTGATTTTTTATATGCAACATCGGAAAATTGTTGATTTAATTCATCTATTGTTGGTGAAAGTGGCTCACCTGTAAAATTTGAGTCATTAAATAGCCAATTTCTATAAATTGTATCATACGAATTAGTTAATACAAACACATCTATTATATTACTAAAACTAGGATCTATTAATTCATTTACAGCAGGAATGTGTGTCCATTCAAATCTTTGATCAGCTATTTGAGTATTTTCTCCGCCAACAATATCAGTAAATGATTCTGGATTGTCAGGTCGTGAGTTTTCATCATCATCTATTAATGACAAATTAACACGGTTTGGGGTGAAATATCCATTTTCGTCAACATCGTATCCGTATACATAAAATTTCTCAAATTCATTTCCTTCTCTAAAACACAATATGGTGTCTCTTACTTTTTTCTTAGTATATCCATCAAGTCTGTATTCATTACTGGTATTACTAAATCTTATTTGAGATGATTCCAATACATATCTTACCCCACGCACTGTAATACTATAGCTAAATCTACTTGTCTCGGCATTTGTGTTACCAGTGTATTCAAAAAGGATCATCCAGTCATTAGGTTCGTTACCATTAAAATTATATTGCGAAGGAGCAGACGAAATAGTTGGATTGATCGCTGTTTGCCATGTACCATTAAATGGTTTGTATTTGATGACAAAATTTCTTTTGTTTTCTATTTCGGTCAGGATTTCTGTTTTTTCATCTGTAGTGAACTGTCTAGAAAATGCCATATATATAATTTCAATCGTTGATCCAGTAGGCACTTCAACATCAAGAGTGATTGCGCCCTGCCCAGTGGTTGTCAAACCGCTTGGGTTTCCAAGATTATTGTCAACACCCAACCCGTTAGCAAACATTTTAGAAACACTTGCCCAGTAAACATTGTTACCATTAACAAATTTTACCATTGCCCCAGGTTGTAGGAAATATGTATAAATGCTTTCATTATTATTTCCCACCACATTGGATGTTGCGTCCGTAATATATCCTGTCATGCCGTCGTATGTATTCCAATAGAAAACTCCAGGGAAGGCATCCCTAGTGCTTAAGAAATAATTTATATGTTTATCATAATACAGTGATAGCAATTCATGATCAGACAAAAGTGGCTTGACATAATTCTCAAATATTGAATAACTTGTCAGGCTATTCGCAACATCAGTCTTTGTATTGTCGGCTTTTTTTAATAAGCCATCTGTAGCAAATAGTCTAACTTTACCATATTCACCTGTTGGATCTTTAAGATCAAGATGACGAGTATGGCCACTGTGTGTTCTGTTTATGCTTTTTGATTTAATTATACCTGTACTCAGTGATGATATATAATTATTATAATCATCAGCAGTGATCATTCTATCCTGCGCAGAATATATTTTTGGTGCGTTTTCTCTTATATCGTCAAGTGACTCTGACACACTAGCGTTTGATACACTTTTCTTAAGTTGAACTGTAAGTGTTAGAGTGTATATATTTCCATCGATTCCAGTATACTGGAGATTTATTTTCTTTGATCCAATGTCATCAGGACGCAATACATATGTTGAGTTTTCACTAACTCTATACCATACACGAATAAGATTTTTAGGTAAATTTCCGAAATGTCCGTCTGCAAACAAAATACTTATTTGATTATTTTCACGAGTTTTTACAGCAAAAATATCTCTACTCGTAGTGTTTTCATCTTCCTTAGATGACACACTGTATATTTCGTTCAATCCCCAAACGTTATCAACCTTTTTCCAATTCTTAATAACATTTCCATTGTCGTTAATTGATTGTACCCAGACGTCTTTATTATTCACATTGTTGACGTTAACGTCAAGAGATAAATTTCCTATAGGTGAGTCAATACTAAAATCTTTAAAAGCAAGCGAGCCTTGCTTAAAGTTTACAAAAAAACCACTACTGTCACTATTAATTCCTGTACCATCATTTCTAAAAACAATATTAAATGCTTTAGCAGGATCAGGATCTGATTCTTCTAATGTTCTATTCAAAAAGTTATAATCTACACCTACAGCGTTGAATGGCCGTTTGCTGCCTGATACTGCACCTGATAATTCAAAAACAATTTGATTTGAGGTATTGTTAAAACTATAAATTTCGGTAGTAACACCATTGATTCCTACCTGTGATCTTGGATTTCCAAATTGATTATTTTGTGCTAGTGCCACGTTTAGTACAGTAATAAAGTCATCAATGTTATTATTTTTTGAATTTTCGTAACGAATTTCCTTGCCTGCCAGTGTTGTTCCACTACCACCAAATACATCTTCATTTGTTTTTACGCTAACAATTTTTAACTCGCCACTGGCTGGCATATTGCGGCGCGGGTGATAACCTAAAAATTCAGCTAGTTTAAAAACTGAATCTTGTCTTTTAGCAGTACTTAAAAAGTTATCACGTGCATTCAAATCAAGTCTAAATGCCAAGTTATGTCCAAATTGAGCTACAACATCAAGCAATGCTACAAATTCACTGGATTCAATCCAGTCATTAAAACTTTCGGGATAATTTGATTTAATGTATTCTACCATTGATTCTCTAATGGTGTCGAAATCAAATGCCTTAAAGTTTGCGTTTAGATAAGAATCATAAACAGCCATATAATCTTCTGCTGCAAATAATCTTGTTTGTCTTACTCGTTGTGCCATCTTTTTGTCTCTTATAATACTTCGCGATCAAAATCAATTGATAGTTGTGTAACTTGGCTCAGTGGAATATAAGTTAAACTCATATTAACTGTTACCTTGTGCTCGCGTTCTATAACATCTATACTACTACTATCCAAAACGAATCTTGGATCATAAGCAACTACACGTTCAACATCTTGTTGAATTAATTCAATAGTACCTTCGTCAAGTGGTTCGAAAATATAATGCGATATATAGCTACCAAAATCAGGCAGTGTCCATTTTTCACCTGGTACAATAGAAAAATGATTTCTCAGATCTGATAAAGCCAGATCTAAGTCTGTAAGCGTCACGCTTGTACAAGTAGTTCCTGAGTTTGATATGCCTATAATTTCCGCCATAATAATATTTATGCAGAAATTAACTGCTAAGATAATACCCAGTGTCTCCACTGGGTATTTTTTTAGTTTGACATTCCGTTATGACGTTCGTCTACTATTAAATGTTCTTCTGGCCATTGTATGTAGTATTGCCAGGCGGGATCTGGTATAATAACGTCAAATTTCTTAGCATTGCTGTTCATTTCGTGCCAGCTTGGACGGAATGGATCACGCAATGGTCGCAGAAGTTGTTTACCTTTGCGACTATTACAGGGCATACAAGCACTAACAGTATTCATCCAAGTAGTACGTCCGCCCATCGCACGTGGAATCACGTGGTCAATGGTTAGGTCACCTGAACTAAATCTTTTGCCACAGTATTGGCACTGATTACTGTCACGCAGATATAAGTTCTTACGTGTGAATTTTGCGGTTGCTGGAGACTTTTGATACTCATTTAGCATAACAATGCTGGGCATCTGCATTTGGAAGTTTGCAGCATGTAATACGCGGTCATAACTGTGGAGTATTTTTACTTTATCTTGAAAGTATGCTTTAACAGCGTTTTGCCAGCTAATGGTACTAAGTGGTAGTAAACTTAGCGGTTGTGCATCTGCGTTTAGTATTAACACCCTAGCCATTTTGTAATCCTTAACTTAACCGCTGTTCTTGATCTACTATCTGCCGTTTTCTAGCCTGTGTTAATCCGGGTAAGAATCGCCGCGTCTCTACGTAATATATGTATTCAGCCTGTTGCCGTGCGAGTGCGTCTTTGATTCTGTTTGGATAATTCCCTCTGATTAACTGTAGTCCACGTTCCTTTAACAAACTTCTGTCTGTGTATCTTCCATAATTTCCAAGCATCATTATCTTTGCTTCTGCTTGTGTTCTCATACGATCAGCACCATTGTAAATGAATACTGTTCCAATATGATCCCACTTGCGCTCTCTAATGTAGTCTCTGAGATCATATCTACAGATGTCTGTTCCTACATATTCAAATCTTCCCGTAAAGTAATGAAGGCTTACCATAGCATCATACTGTGATTGCGTCATACTGTCAAGTGGAAACAAGCTCTTAAAACGTCTTTCTTTATTTTTAAAATCTTCCAACCAATAGCTGTATGACTGGGTTTCCGTTAGTCCTACACCATCATTACCTTTTGTTGTATTGTAGCCAATGCGTTTGACTCCTTCAGCATCAGCATACTGATAGGGTGTCCATTTGTACTGTCGCAACGCAAAGTTAAGTAGTAGTGGGCTTGCTTCTAGTGTACGGAATTCTTTTAGTTCAGTAACGGCTGTTTCATCAGTGATGGGATATATGCTAAAGTCTTTTAGCATTTCACTTGTTACAGTTGTTGGGCGTACTACATAATTAGGCATTATACTGGTTTCCCTTGCCCTGTTGTAAATGATTCTTGAACTCCAGGCACACCGTTCCATGGATGACGCTCTGGAACACGGCTAGCTGCGCTTTGTGACACGCCACTGTTTTCTACTAGGCCATTTGGGGTTGGCTTTTCAGCAGCGTCAGCACTTGCTCCGCTGTTTGAATTAACCTTGGGTGCTGTCATTTTAATAGCAGCAGAGGATTTCAAACTTAGTGAAGCATCACTTTGAACGTTGGCAACACCTGTTGATTTCATATGCAGTGGTCCATCAGTTGCAGCTCTTATACCATCGCCGCCTGCTTGAATATTGATACCTTGATCAGCTTGCATGTTAATATTGCCTTGTGCGTGGAAATTGATGTCCTGTGCTGATGCAACGCTAAAACTATTCTCACTAAAAATGTCAATACAGCCGGCAGCGTTCATTTCAATATGTGTGCTACCGCTCTGGTTAGTAATGAATACTATGCCCGTGCTGTCGTCAATAAGTATTTGTCCGCCGCCCGGTGTACGTATGCGTATGTTCTGACTGCCGCTACCATCAGCGGCGCCATCATCCATAGTTAATACAGCGCCGCCGGCAGTTGTAATACCAAAAACTTTGCTTGGACTTTCACGTCTAGCACTACTCATACTGTGTCCACGAACGTAATCATCTTCCAAACCTTGTTCAGCTAGTTGTTCACCACGTGCGGTGTCAGTTGGGCGTGTTTGTGGATCAGTGTCATATGGGTTCTGTTCGCCAACTGGTCCAATGTTTCCATCCTTATCTTCAGAACTGGCATTGCCTCCCATATTATGGTTGGTTTGTGCAGTAAGTAATGACCCCATTAATATGCCCTGCTGCATACCTGGACTAAACTGTACTACTACGTTTGTACCAGGCGCCGGTGGCTGCGGCCACATACCAAAAGACTGTGCGGTAGTATTTGAATCTTCTACATCCGCTGACGATGCCTTGTGTCCATTAGAGCCGCCCATAGGTGACATGAGTAGTACAACGTGTTCAGCAGGATTGTCTTCTGGAGATCCGTGTTCACCAATTCTAACCGTAATGCGTCCTGTACGATTTACATCTTCGTTTGATACTACAGTAGCAGTGTATGTTCCATTTGGCAAGTTTACATTGCGTGTATCACCGCGCCTACCACGTTCTGGAATGTTTATACCTGTTGTTTTTACATCTCCGCCCATTATAATAGCCCCATAAATGCGTTTTCTACTAACGCCGTTGTTAATTCAGTGTGCTTTGTAGTTGATAAAGTTTGTGTAAATTTTCCCATCTGGAATCTACTTGATATTTGCGTAACTCTATATACCCCAGTAGTAAATGGATCCATACGTCCTCGATGTCTATTGGTAGTATAAGTTACAGATTCGTGCGGTAGGAAGTTTACTAGTCCTATTAGTGAATCATTTTTAAGAACATCTTGTGCATTTGACAGTGTTCCACCAGACGTGTCTGTTCCAGGCAGTCCCATCCAGAACGGATCACCCTTAATGGTTATCTGTAAATTAATTACCTTATTAAATTGTCCAAAATATTCTTTTGCTTCAGTAGTAACAACAGGATCAACTGATCCTGTTGTTTCTGAAACACGTTGTCTATATGCACTAGCATTTGTATAATCATAGACAGGTGTTATTAACCCTCTAATCCGCGGAACAACTGTCCTGCCAGATAAAAATCCACCAGCTGACCTGATTGCTGGTTCTGCCACCTGTGGTTGAAAATCCTGTGCAGGATTTGTATAATTCAATCCGCTAGATGGTGCTTTGGCAGAAAAATAAAGCATGTCATAGTTTAAATCTAGATTTAAAATTTCAGTATTATCACCGCTAAACAAATAACTATACCTCTTAGCCATAAACTGACGCATTTGTTGAAATAAACGAGCTTGACGGTATGGATCTGTCCTATAGCTAACTTCATCAGATGGTACTTCAGAATCGGGCCTGGTCATTGAATAAAATAACTCAACTGTATATACTATTGTATCTATACGCTGTAGTGTGTGCGGATCTATATCTGTCGTTGTCCCATATTCTATATCCATGTTAACAACAATATATGGATATGCGTTCTGCGAGAATCCCTCTGATCGAGCCGCACCTGATAACCTAGTCTGCGTTGCGATTCTTAACATTTCTTGATATGCTGGTATTTCTTTAGTCAATGTGTCTGATATAACAGTAGGTACACTGCTATTGACATTGACTGAAAAGGAGAGAGTTTCAGCTTTCTCTAACGCAGTTGCAGTACCATCACTGCTTGATGCTAGGCCAGCAAATTCAGCATTAGCTAAAGCACTTGCAAATCTTGATCCCATTCTTATTGAATGTTTACGTCCAGGTTCAGTTATATCATTCTGGTCGCTTTTTCTGATGTCTGATTCGTATTGGTTTAATCTAGATTGTAAATTATTTAGGTAGTCACTTACTGTTCTTACACCAGTAAAACTAATGTCTGTCTCTACACGGGCTTGCGTTAGTGCTATGGATGGATTCATTACAGCGGTAATGTTATATCTGGCGCCATCAGGGCCAACAGATGCACTTATTGCGTTTAAACGTATTGGATAGAAAAATATACCAGGGTAAAATGCAAATGATCCTGTAACAGGGTTCCTGCCTTTGAATTCTAATTTTAAAACAAACGCCGCGTCTGTTATGTTGTTAAATCCAAAATCACTACTAACAGATAACACGCGGTCCAATAAGTCAAATCCTAATACCTCTGTTATATCAAAGTTTATATTAGAAATCTGTACGTTTCCACTTCGTTCTCCTGGAACAAGTGTTGAAGTAAAGACAACGTTGTCTATATTATATGTTGTTTCAGAACCTGACTTCGCAATTATGTAAGCTCTACCAGTGTTAAGAAATGATGAATCATTTGATAACTGCTCTGGAGCATTTGCAACTTCTGCTTTTACAAGATATAATGTAAAATTGTAAGTTGGGCTGTTAACTGTTGATAGCCAATTTTCTGATATAGTCATTATCCAAACCTTGTCGGTACTGTTATCTTCATTCCGCCTACGAAATCAATAATTGGATCAACTAGTATATCAGGATTATATTCTGCGAAAACCCACCATAGTTTTGCATTACCATAAAGATGGTATGCTAATAAGTCTGGACGCTGATTATATTTGTTTTCAACAACAATATCCTGCAACTCATAATCATTAATGTCTCCTACGATAGGAGATACATATATATCCAAATATTTGTTATCAACTATAGAAGTATTTCTATAATTACTTCCTGGATCGTACTTGGTTGCCATTAAATAAATCCTCTCTTTAGTCCGTTGCCACTTTTATAGTTAGTTAAACTATAAGAACGTTTGACTGTGCTTGGTGGATACTGTACCCCTAAATCTAAACTTACGATAAAGATAGTAGGCAGTGATACTTCACCAACTGCTGAATTGAAAGTAACATAGTCAGATTCTTCAGTTAATGTGTAGGTAAATGATTTTACTACTACTGGAACATTTTGCACATGTAGGGCGCCATATGCACTAAAATTCATTACGTGTGGTGGGACCCCCGCACGTGATGAAAATGTTCCGCCAAATTCTGGTTTAGTTGCAGCTTTAAAAAAGTGCAGTGCAGCGGCGCTGTATGCCGCTTCTCCAGTTGTTTGAGCAGTGAATGTTGCTGTTACACTTATACTGGGATTAGGTGTGTTAATAAAGTATTGTTGTTGATATACGCTGTGCGTGATATCATATGTTCCATAGTTAGCGGCATGACCTAATTGTATAGTTGGAGTATAAGGGAATGTAACTCCGTTTGTTTGGCGAAGCGGAGCCAATAATCCACTGAATCCAAAACTAGGACAAGTTAAACGTACTTTTTGGCTACTGCTTACGCCGCTTACCATTATTTCAATCTCTCTTCAATAAAGTTGAATACTTCTTGGTCAAACTTACCAAAAAATTGTTGGAAAACTCGCTTCTTTTCTTCAGGCGCTGCATCGCTTGCCATAGTATTACGGAAGTCTGTTGCGCTCATACCACCTTGCTCTACTGGCATTTTTACAAAGTATGCACGATTCTCATCAGCAGCTTGTAGTTCATCATTTGAGTCTGGTAGTGGTGCAAGTGCGCCACCGCTCATCAAACGGTCATCATCTTTCTCACTAAACGCCAGTACAACCGCAGTTTCATTTGGCTTGCGGCCCGCTAGCTCTACGTTTGGACGATAAGGACTTGTGTTTAGTATGTGGTTACTTGGAATACCAAACATCTTGCTAATAATACCCGCCTTCTCTTCAAAGCTGAATGGATTTTTGGTGTAATCGCCGTTCGAGTGTTGTTTTTGCGCATCCTTACTAAAGGTTGTAGCAATAAATACATTGTCTGCGCCAAAGCGTGACACTAGCTTTTTATACAATGCAAAGTGTCCTTGGTGCATAGGCTGGAAACGCCCGCCGTAAAACACGGTGACGTTGTTAGTCATACTTTCAGTTATAAGGTCATGATAGCGCATCTGAGTTCTCCTGTATATTGTATTTATTACCACAGAATACCGGTTGACAACGATGTTGTAAATGTTATACTGAAAGTTAATAGGAGAACCATTTTGAATGGCACGATCAACAACACATTACCTTTCTAACAAAGAATTATTAAAAGAAATCCACAACAGCAAGATGAGCTACTGCTGGGTAAAGGATGAAAAATACTTTTACTACGATTACATTGTAAATTCACTAAACGAAATTACTCCAGAAACAATACAACTAGCAAAAGAAAGTCGCGCAGCACGTTTGCAAAAAAATGCCTATGATGCTGAAGTTAAAGCCTGGGAAAATGGCTTAACTGGTAAAAAGACAAAACCACGTGCTGCTGACTTTTCAGTAGACTTGGAGTCTATTGCTGACACAGATGTTGTTTTTAGGCTTATGACATTTGGACACGTACCAGAAGAAAAGCGCAAAACTAATCCAAAAACTGAAGCTGATAACTATTCCAAATGTAACTTCCCACCATACAAGCATATTTCACTAGTAGACGGTGATCTAACTGAAGTTGCACGTAGTCACTGGCAAGGCGGAATAGACAACGGTCACTTTAGCGTTGAACATGGTAAAACAAACAATCGTTTAGCTAGTATGTATATCAAGCTATGTGAGCGTTATAGTATGCGTGGCAACTGGCGTGGCTATACTTACGTAGATGAAATGCGTGGACAAGCACTACTACAGCTAACACAAATTGGATTGCAGTTTAATGAAGCTAAGAGTCAGAACCCTTTTGCGTATTACACCGCAGCAATCAACAACAGCTTTACACGTGTTCTCAACTTAGAGAAGCGTGGACAAAACATTAGAGACGACCTGTTAGAACAAGCAGGTTTAGACCCAAGTTCAACCAGACTGTTTAGTGCAGAATGGGAAGCAATGCAACGAGATAATCTAGAGTAAGAGCAGTAATACATGATGTTTGATGAAGCGGTGTTGTTCACCGATATCCACTTTGGTATGAAAAATAATAGTCGTCAACATAACGACGATTGTGAACAATTTATATATTGGATGATTGACGAAGCACACCAGCGAGGTATTCGCAAGTGTTTCTTCCTGGGTGACTGGCACCATAATCGTGCTAGCATTAACGTCAGTACACTTAACTACACTACCAGTAATCTGCAACGATTGAACGATGCGTTTGATGAAGTCATTATGATTACTGGCAACCACGACTTATATTACAGAGAGAAACGTGAGATTCACAGTATTCCAATGGTGGATCGTTACAAGAATATTCGTATGATCAATGATGGGATCTACGAAGAAGATGGCGTTGCTTTCGTTCCCTGGCTTGTTGAAGATGAATGGAAACGGCTCAAAGAGCTAAAATCGAAGTTTATTTTCGGCCATTTTGAACTTCCTAATTTTTATATGAACGCTATGGTTCAGATGCCAGATCATGGACATGGTTTAAAGGCTGAAGACATGGCTAAAGCGGAAAAAGTGTTTTCAGGACACTTCCACAAGCGACAGGAACGCGGCAACGTCATCTACATGGGTAATGCCTTCCCACACAACTTCAGTGATGCGTGGGATGATGCTCGTGGGCTAGTGTTCCTAAAGTGGGACGGCACTGTAGAGTATAAAACTTGGCCAGGTGCCCCAAAATATCGCAGCATTGCACTCAGCAAACTTATTGACAATCCTGACGAAATATTGTCTAATAACACTTATTGCCGCATTAGTTTAGATGTTCCTATCAGCTATGAAGAAGCTAACTTTATCAAGGAAACATTTGCAAAGCAGTACAATCTTCGTGAGATTGCACTAATGCCCAGCAAGAAAGATGACTTGTCACAAGAATGGCAGGGTAGCGGAGATATCGAGATTGAGAACGTTGACAGTATTGTGCTAACGCAACTTAAAGCTATTGAAAGCACAACTATTCGCAACAGTTTACTAATTGATATCTATAATGGACTAAACAAATAATGCTTAAAGTTAAAAATATTACTGTGAAGAATTTCATGAGTGTTGGTAACGTCACACAAGCCGTACAGTTTGATAATGCTGGGCTTACACTGGTGTTGGGCAACAACATGGACTTGGGTGGCGATGGTTCACGTAATGGTACTGGTAAAACAACTATCATTAACGCATTGAGCTTCGCACTTTACGGTAACGCACTATACAACATTAAAAAAGATAACCTTGTAAACAAGACAAACAACAAGCAAATGCTTGTAACTTGTGAGTTTCAAAAGGATGGCGTCAACTAT